TAGTGTTGGATCATTGTATGCTATTAAGTCGATGGGCGTTTGCTGGCGAAGCTAGGGCAAACATACAAAAGGCTGCTCAGGAACGACCGATCCTCAACAAGCTGCTAAGCATACGTCCTAAATGGGGTATTGACTTTTCATTAGACTTTGTTGATCATGACATCTGTATGGAAGTGATACACATCGAGCAGGACTTCACAGACGTTAACGAAGCTATTGCAGCAAAAACCAAACTAGAACACATCATCGACTCTACTGACTGGGAACAAGGTGTCAAGGACCTACTTGCGTGTAAGCACAAGTGGAAAGATCTGTCAAGCGACGACCAATCAGATTACAAAGCACAGTTCTTCGGATGGCACAGAGCATTTGACAACCGAAAAGTATTTTAAAAAGTATTTTTCCAGTTAACAGTTGACACTATTTCAAAAAAACTATATACTAAACAACAACTTAAAGCACAATAAGGAGAAGCTATGAGTGATCGCACCTACGGGCCAGAAGAAAAAGCAAAGTTAGAAAAGCTAGTACAAGAAGGCGTTACCGTACTACAGGAGATTGAAGATCTCAGAGAAGGCCTAAAGGATACAGTAAAGGCAACAGCAGAAGAACTCGACGTTAAACCTGCTCTAATCAACAAGGCGATTAAAATTGCTAAGAACCGCGATTGGGAGAAGCACTACGACGAGTTTGATGACCTCGAAACTATTGTCACTACAGTCGGTGTAGACAAGTAAGTGACCTTTTGGTCTAAGATAAAAGACTTCTGGGTTCAGAGCTATCGCACTGACCGGAGATCGTTTTACTACGAAATGATCTCCACGATTTGTATCTTTATTAGCATGACATGGATAAGTGTCACTGCTGACCACCCTCCAATGGAATTGATATATCCTATTAGTTTTGTTGGAGCAGTTACCAGCATACTTGCATGGAAGCGCAGGCAGATAATATGGCCGCTGATATACACAACGTACATTGCCTGCTTGCATGTTTTCGGCTTCGGCAGAGCAATGGGATGGTACTGAATGGATAAGAACCCAGAGAAAAAACCTTACCAGTGGTTGGCATGGATAAGCACAGGATGTTTATTGATTGCAGCCACTTTAGCTGCTTTTAATGTATACCCTTGGTATATATTTGCGTTCATAGGCAGCAATACACTATGGGTGACCATAGGGTTGCTGTGGAGAGAGAAGAGTCTTGTGGTATTGAACGCAGGACTAACAGTTATATACATATTAGGACTTTTATTGTAATGCCAGTCATACCAGAACATAAAGACATACTTGGTCGAGACTTAACAGAAGAATGCACAGTAATTGTGCCCGACGGTAACCGATCACTAAAGATAGGAGTAGTTAAAAAGCTGCATCCTAAGATGGTTACTGTACAAGTCATTCAACCTGGATCCTTTCGAGGTTACAGTGAGAAAATGATCTACCCGGGAGACTTGTTGGTTACTGACGACTCTCGTATCACAATGTACATGCTTAAACATTCACCACAATAAGTAACTATAGAATCGTTCACTTTACGAACATGTAGACGGCAACGTTGGCCACTAATAACGCAAGGAGAAAAAATGAACCCACCAGAAATCGAAGACTGGTTCGACGCCGATCATCAGGTCGAACAGTGCGAAAGTTGTCCTCACCCAAACGGATGCATTAGACAATGCATTATCGAAGAACACCAAAACGAAAACGTCGCAAAAATTAGAAACGAGGAGGTCAACTAATATGTCATATGTCGACGCGATATTTGATCGCGACGCAGACACCATCAAAGTCGTTGAACGAGTTGAAGGTGCCCGCAAATTCCAAGAATTTCCAGTCAAGTACACTTTCTATCACGAAGACCCACGAGGCAAACACAAAAGTATCTTTGGTGATCCGTTACAAAGAATCGTTTGTAAGAACACAAAAGAGTTTCGTAAAGAAGTAGCAATCAACAAAGGCAAGAAAATGTTTGAGTCGGATGTAAATCCTATCTTTCAGTGCCTTTCAGAAAACTTCCTCAATCAAGATGCTCCTAAGCTAAACATTGCATTCTTTGACATCGAGACAGACTTTGACCCAGATAGAGGCTTCGCAGATCCATCAGATCCGTTTATGGGCATCACAAGTATCTCTATATACTTGCAGTGGCTAGAAACGATGATCTGTTTAGCTGTGCCGCCAAAGACTTTAACAATGGACGAAGCACAAGAGCTGATCAAAGATATCCCAGGTGTCGTTCTGTTTGAAAAAGAAGCAGACATGTTAGACACGTTCCTGGACGTTATCGAAGACAGCGACATACTAAGCGGTTGGAACAGCGAGGGCTACGACATACCTTACACTGTAAACCGTGTGGCAAGAGTCCTTAGCAAGAACGACACACGCCGTTTCTGCTTATGGGATCAGTTACCTAAGCGTAGAGAGTTTGAGCGTTTTGGCAAGACTGCTGAAACATTTGATCTGGTAGGTCGTGTGCACCTAGACAGCCTACAGCTATATCGTAAGTTTACATACGAAGAACGCCACAGTTACAGACTTGACGCTATTGGCGAAATCGAAGTTAACGAACGCAAGACTCAGTACGAAGGTACATTGGATCAGTTGTACAATAATGACTTCAAGTTGTTTATTGAATACAACATTCAGGACACCGCGCTACTAGATAAACTAGACAAGAAGCTGAAGTTCATTGACTTGAGTAACGAACTTGCACATTCTAATACCGTACTTCTGCAGACTACTATGGGTGCTGTTGCACTGACAGAGCAAGCAATTATCAACGAAGCTCACCACAGAGGCCTACAGGTACCTAACCGTTCAAAGTATGACGAGAACGCAACTCAAGCAGCAGGCGCGTATGTCGCGTTTCCTAAGAAAGGCCTGCACAAGTGGATAGGTTCAATGGACTTAAATTCACTATATCCTAGTGTTATCCGCTCACTTAACATGGGTCCAGAGACTATCATTGGTCAACTGCGTCCAGACGCAACCGATGCTATGATCCACGAAGAAATGACTCTTAAAAAGAAATCGTTTGCAGGTGCATGGGAAGGACACTTCGGTTCACTAGAGTACGAAGCAGTAATAGCCAAGCGTAAAGACTTTGCTATTAATGTGGATTGGGAGGACGGCCGATCAGATGTACTCAGTGGCGCTGAGATATACCAGCTTATCTTCGACAGCCAGATGCCATGGACACTGAGTGCAAACGGCACAATCTTTACAACAGAGTTTGAAGGCGTTATTCCAGGTATCTTGAAGCGTTGGTATGCAGAGCGTAAAGAGCTGCAAGCAATGAAGAAGAAAGCTGAAGAAGCAGGCAACGCAACAGAAAAGGCGTTTTGGGATAAGCGACAGTTGGTTAAGAAGATTAACTTGAACTCACTGTATGGTGCTATTTTGAACCCAGGCTGTCGTTTCTTTGACAAGCGCATTGGCCAGTCAACTACACTTACTGGCAGACAAATTGTTAAACACATGTCAGCTGAAGTAAACAAAGTAATCACAGGTGAGTATGATCACACAGGTAAGGCTGTAATCTACGGCGACACTGATTCCTGTGAAGGAACTTCGTTAATAGAAACGTCACTAGGTACATTGACTATCGAAGAGCTGTTTGATATGTGCGAAAATAAAACTAATAACAGAGATAAGGAATATGCAATAGACGAAAATATTATGGTGATGTCATACGATATAGCCAAAAACGAGCCGTACATGGGACATATTAATTATGTTTATAGACACAAAGTAGAGAAAGACATGTACGAAATCGAAGACAGTAACGGCAACATTGTTACTGTTACAGAAGATCATTCTGTAATGGTAGAACGAGAAGGAAAGTTGTTAGAAGTCAAGCCAGTTGATATTAATATCGACGACATTATTCTATCACTATGTATAATGAAAAAAGAATTTACTAATATTTTAAACGCAACTTCAATAGAGCAAGTGAAAGAATATACAGATGCCTTCCTAAAATTAGTAGGAAGCAAAAAAGTATCTGTTACTCGAGGAAAAGTTTCCAAGGTAACTAAAATAAAAAAAGCAAATGATTATGTATATGACATAGGAATGAAAAATAGCAAACACCCTTGGTTTTTTGCTAATAATATATTAATACACAATTCAGTCTATTTCTCGGCATATCCTATCCTTGCAGAAGATATTGCAAACGGTAACATTCCGTGGGACAAGGACTCAGTAACTTCTTTGTACGACCAAATTGCAGATCAGGTCGACACTACGTTCTCGGCGTTTGCTGCAAGAGCATTCCACTGTCCTAAGAGCAGAGCAACGGTTATTAAGGCAGGACGAGAAATTGTAGCAAGTTCAGGCCTGTACATCACTAAGAAGAGATATGCTGCACTTGTATACGACGACGAAGGTGAGCGCAAGGATACTAACGGTTCACCAGGCAAGGTAAAAGCAATGGGCCTGGACTTGCGTAGAAGTGACACTCCAGTGTACATGCAGGACTTTCTCAAAGAGATTCTGTTGATGGTACTGCAAGAAGCGCCTAAAGAAGATGTTCTAGAACGCATCACTAAATTCCGCAAGGAGTTTGAAGGCATGCCGGGCTGGGAGAAAGGTTCGCCAAAACGTGCAAACAAGGTAGGCTACTATCGCAAGCTAGAAGAAAAACAAGGCAAAGCTAACATGCCCGGGCACGTAAGAGCAGCACTTAACTGGAACACTCTCAAGCGCATGAACGGTGACAAGTATTCGCAGGAAATTGTAGACGGCATGAAGTGTATTGTCTGTAAGCTCAAGCAAAATCCGCTGGGTTATACCAGTGTTGCGTATCCAACAGATGAGCTACGCTTGCCAGAGTGGTTTAAAGAACTACCGTTTGACGGTCCAGCAATGGCTGACACTATCATTGATAACAAGCTGAAGAATCTTATTGGTGTGCTAGACTTTGATCTAGAAGATACTAAGCAACACACTACATTCAGTTCTCTGTTTGATTTTGGTGACTAAACCTAAATACATGAAGAAAAGCGTTGACAAACAGCAACTTATACAGTATAATAAACTGTAAATCATTTTTCTAAAAGGAGAAAAAAATGAAGGATATCCTGCAAGACGTAGTAGCACACACTCACGCACTAGGCTTCCTCACCCTAGTTAAAGTAACAAATGAAGACGAGACTATTATCGAGTCAATGGCCGAGGACCGTTCTGTTATTGTTTCAGCAACAACTCATCAGCCGGTTGGCGAGTTCGACGGTGTGTTTGGCATGCCAAATCTCGACAAGCTGAGTCTGCACTTGAAAAACCCAGAGTACAAAGACAATGCAAAAATTGAAGTAGTCAAAGCAGAACGTAACGGCGAGACTATTCCTACGCATATACACTTTGAAAACGCAGGCGGTGACTTCCAAAACGACTATCGCTTTATGAACAAAGCTATTATCGAAGAAAAACTCAAGACTGTAAAGTTTAAGGGTGCAAATTGGAACGTAAACCTCGAACCCACTCAGGCTGCTATTGGCAGGATGAAATTGCAGAGTGCAGCGCACACAGAAGAACCAATCTTTAATGTAAAAACTGAAGGCGGCGACTTAGTGTTTAGTTTCGGTGATGCAGGCAGCCACGCTGGTAGCTTTGTCTTTCAGCCAGGTGTTGAAGGCACACTCAAGCACACTTGGAGTTGGCCAGTAGCACAAGTGCAGGCAATTCTCAATCTGTCAGGCGACATCACTATGAGCATTTCAGATCAAGGCGCAATGCAGATCACAGTAGACAGCGGTCTAGCAAAGTACAACTACATTTTGCCAGCACAGTCTAAGTAAGGAGCAATCCATGAGCGAAGAAGTAGATCTACAGCACTTGGCAAAGATGATAGACGCTGCTCTATCATCTGACAATCCGAGTACTCGCAAAGCACTTCGTAACTTTTTACTAGTTGCTAGTATTACCGAAGCAGAATCAGACAGATATATCAAAGGGCCGTTTACGTCTTTGTTTGATACATTAGAGAGCCTAGAAAAACAAATGGCTTCTCTCAGACAGGAAGTCGAAATGACCCGTGGTACAAAACAGAAAGAGTATTACTGGGGACAAACGACTGGAATTACACCAGACTGGTATGGAAGTTCTCGTGCTTACGGTCAAGAAAAAACAGATATATTAGAACTTTACAGGAGTTTGCACACTAATAAAGACGGAACAGGATCAATATGAATCGCGATTTAACATCAACTCAAAAAGACTATGCACACTTCTTGCCGGCTCTCTCAGGGTTCTATGCAACTTATGTAGGTAAGCAGAGGTACGGCGAGTATGTTGACACTGCGAGGATCCCCAGCAACTTTACAAACGGTGTAGAAAGCCTTAACTACCTAAACAAGAATCAAGGTCAGTTCCAGTACAAATGGACATTGTACTCTGCAGGACACGCAGAGCTTGACATCAACAAACACTCTCCCAAAGAGGATATGATTCGCAACCGTGACAGAGACAACACCTGGATGCTAGGTGACTCAGGCGGATTCCAAATTGGTAAAGGTGTATGGGAAGGTGACTGGAAAGATCCTAACTGTCCTAAGGCGCAGAAGAAGCGCGACGGTGTACTGCGTTGGATGGATGCATACATGGATTATGGCATGATTCTTGATATCCCAGCATGGGTGTCACGTTCTCCTGCCGGTGCTGCCGCTACTGGCATCAATAACTACGCCGATGCCGTAACTGCAACTCGTATTAACAACGACTACTGGCTCAAGCATCGCACAGGAGCATGTAAGTTTCTGAACGTATTGCAGGGTGAGAACCACGCAGACGCAGAAGATTGGTACGAACAGATGAAAGATTACTGTGATCCAACTATCTATCCAGACAATCACTTCAACGGGTGGTCAATGGGTGGACAGAATATGTGTGACGTCCATTTAGTTCTAAAGCGTTTGGTAACACTACGCTTTGATGGCTTGTTAGAAAAGGGTATACACGATGTAATGCACTTTCTAGGCACCTCAAAACTAGAGTGGGCAACACTGCTAACAGACGTTCAACGAGCTGTTCGCAAGTATCATAACCCAAACTTTATGGTAACGTTTGACTGTGCATCACCTTTCCTTGCTACTGCAAATGGACAGATTTATATACAGACAGAAACGCCAGATCGAAAAAAATGGGTTTATCGTATGCAGCCTAGTATCGACGACAAGAAGTATGCAACAGACGGTCGTCTATTCCGTGACGCTGTACTACAGGACGGTGTCTTTAAGAACTTTGATAATTCTCCTATTACAGAAGAACTAGGCGTATCAGATATTTGTATCTATAAGCCAGGTGATCTAAATAAGATAGGCAAAGAAGGCAGAACAAGTTGGGATAGCTTTAGCTATGCAATACAGATGGGTCATAACGTGTGGAGTCACATTAATGCCGTTCAGGAAGCTAACAGACAATATGATCTAGGACAAGTTCCTAAGATGTTGGTAGAAGAACGTTTTGATCAAAAGTACTTCCGCGATGCTGTCGACGAGATCTTTGCAATTAACGATCGTGACAAAGCACTTGCCCTTATCGAAGAACACAGTCGTTTTTGGATGACTATTCCGGGTACACGAGGTGCGGTTGGCAAAAAGACTGTTAATGCTAGCACATACTTCGATAGCTTGTTTGAAGTTGATTCACCAGAAACAGACGAAGTTGAGGACGACGATTTCGACGAAGAAGCTGAACACAACTTAGAGGTATTAGAAGATGAGCAACTACAGCAATAATTACGAAAAGATAATGAATCGTATTGATGTACTCGAAGGAAGGAATAAAGAGCTTGACAAGGACATCAACCAGCTGTATAGTAACTATGCGCCAGACGACGAGATCAATACTCTCAAGTCACAGCGATTACAGGTTCAATACGAACTTTCGAACTTAAAACAGTGGGCTGAAGAAAATTATGAAGCGTGAATACGACACAGGTGAAGCTAAAGATGTCAAGTACTTTGTAGGCACAGAGGTTGAAAAGACCCCTGCCTACGGTATGCGTACACTATTTGTTACAGGTGTACAAGATACTATTGAGATTGCAAACTTTGCAGAAAGCGAAGCCTGTGATCATGTCTTCTTCGGTGCTAACCATAGTTTCAAGATTAAAAAGCACGAAGACTGGCAACGCTGGGAGCTGATGATCCTAAATCTACTAGAAAACGGCTACCTGTGCAGTCTTGATATCGACATCAAGTATGCCGAAGACTTTCTCGAAGGTGAACTAGTCGAACACAATAACTTCATTCCGCAAATCCGTGTGCCATTGCCTTATATCAGGCAGTGGAATTACAACACAATGCTCAAGCTAGACGACAAAGATTTCGACGCAAGCAACCCAGGTGTCTGGTGCCACAGTCTGCATGATCTCTTAGATCGTGAAAAATTTACTGATTGGCGTGCATACGGACTTGACAAAATCTTAAAATGATCATATACTTACACAATAGAGATAAAGGAAAGTATTATGCTTAAAGTTTATGTAGTAGGTACAGCAAACAGCGGTAAAACTACAATGAGTGCGCTGATTGCTAAGACGCTTAAAGAACATGGTTTCGATACCGAGGTTGTACCATATCTTCCAGGCGAACTACGCAACGACTACGATCCGTTCGAGAACTTCGATCAGCGTGTTGAAAGTATCAACCGTATGAACGGAACAATTAAGATTGAAGAAATGCAAGCTGTACGAAACGGAGACTTCAATGTCATCAAATAGAAAGACGTTTATTCGCGTTCGTACAGAATTCGAAGGATATCATTACTATCCTGGGGCAAGCGAGATTGACGAGCGTATCAAGTTTCTTGAATCAATGCATCGTCATATGTTCAAAGTTGAAGTTAAGATTGGTGTAACACACGACGACAGAGAACTTGAATTCTTTCTTGTTAAGTGGGCGCTAAACGAATACATCAACGACGTTTCAATGGATCACAAGAGCTGTGAAATGATGGCCCAACAACTAATTAACGACTTCCTTGTACCCAGCTACGGCGGGGATCGCTATTACGAAGTAACCGTTTCAGAAGACGGCGAATCAGATGGTATTGTTGAATACATACCAGAGTAACTAATCCATGCTTTGCAGTAGCATTTAGCCGTTTAGTTACTGTAAGGCCCAACACAAACGGCCGACTAAAATTCTAAAGGAATTAAAACTATGAGCAATCACTTCCCGCCAGTAGATCAGATCTTTGATGACCTGGACAAGTTCCGCGACTTTTGTCGCTACGAAGGCAAGCCTTATAACGAGGCTGATCTATACAACGGTAAGGCGCCAGTTTGGCAGGCTTATCAGAAATACCTAGGTTATCTTCGTGCAAAAGCGCGTCGGAAAGGTAAACCGGACAACAGGAGAAGGTAATGACAATCTATCTAGTGGACTTAGAGAGTGTCGAAACAAGATACACCCGGCAGTGGAAAGAACATCTTCCCCTGCAACTGCGAAAAGCTACAGCGGAAAATGTTGTTGTTATCTCCGGCGGAGACACGCCTCAGGCTACTACGCCTGGGGCTTTTCTTAACTTTGGCGGCACAAATGTATACAAGAGCAAGCAGCTAGAAACAATAGGCGAAATGTTCTGCAACGGTGAGGTTAAAGACGGCGACTATTTTCTCTACACTGATGCTTGGAACCCTACAGTAATTCAATTGAAGTATATGGCCGAATTGCTGGGCATCGATATTAAGATCGGTGGTATGTGGCATGCCGGCAGTTACGATCCACAGGACTTCCTAGGCAGACTGATTGGCAATAAGCCTTGGGTGCGTCACGCTGAAAAGTCGATGTATCAAGTATACGACCACAACTTTTTTGCTTCCGACTTTCATGCACAAATGTTTGGCGATGCTATATTAGGTGTGAATGTACAGACAGGATACGACGACAAGATCACACGCACCGGATGGCCGATGGAGTACCTTACAGATAAGATAACTCCAACAGTAACAGAAAAAACCGACACAATTCTGTTTCCACACAGACTTGCTCCAGAAAAGCAAGTTGACATTTTCCGTGACCTAGAAAAAGAGCTTCCTCAGTACGAGTTTATTGTATGTCAGGATCAAGAACTAACCAAGGATGAATATCATCAACTACTGTCTCGTTCGAAAGTAGTGTTCAGTGCAAACCTGCAAGAAACTCTGGGCATCAGTTGGTACGAAGGCTGTTTAGCAAACTCGATTCCTATGGTGCCAGATAGGCTGAGCTATAGTGAAATGGCACACGATGCGTTTAAGTATCCAAGCGAGTGGACTACCAGTCACTCGGCTTACAGAAAGAATAAAGAAGAAGTTAAGTCAAAAATTGTTGAATACGTAGAAAACTATGATACTTATCAACATGCTCTGTATCTTCAAACAGACGTACTGACTGATAACTTCTTTAGTGGGAAAATAATGTATGACACAATTAGACGAAGGTAGTATAACTAGCATAGATCTATCAAATAGCGGAATATCCAACATAGCAACCTATGATAGTAACTCCTATATCGACACAACAGCCCTAGCCGCACGTTCGTGGGAGAACAGTACCGAAGTATATATCGAAGGTCCGCTAAACGTTCAAGGCCGCAACGTGCTAGAAGAGCTTGACGAAATGCGCGATATTCTACTATTACTGCGACGCGACGTGGATATGGAAAAGAAGTATCCTCGCCTAAAAGAACTAAAAGAGGAATACGAACGCACTTTAGAAAAATACAAGACGTTCGAATCTCTTGGAGGGAAGAAATGATAGATGCAATGTCTAGTGACGGGTCATTAATAGTAATCAATAACAGTTTCTCTCCTTACTCTACTGCATCGAATTACACCGGCAGAGAACTTGACGGCGATGTTCGTATGAACAACGGTAATTTGGAAGTCTATTCTGGAGGATGCTGGATGGCTATTAATTCATCTGTTGATATCCAGCTACCTGATGGAACACAGAACGTGTTACAACGGGCTCGAAAGAAAATGGCTGAAGAACAGAAACTAAAAGAATTATGTGAAAAGTATCCTGGGCTTAAACAAGCAAAGGAAAAATACGAAATTATAAAGGCGCTGGTAGAAAATGACTAAGATAGAATA